GTATTCGCCGTTATTGTACTTAAGAGTTGCCAAATAACGTGAACGTCCTGTTGGAGTTTCTATAAATGCGTCATTGTCGTTCAAGTATACGCCCTGTCCAGAGTACGCAATATACTTGTTGTTGGAAAATGCCGCATTAAATCCGCTTTCCTTTGCGGCGGCTTCTGCGTCTGCATTATATCCCTGTTCCAGAACAAAACCGTTTCCCTTGAGAAATCGCGTCTTGTTGTCCAACCGTGAGCTTATATCCATTTCAACATAGTAAGGATTTAGCAGAGTTACCGGATTGGCGATCATGTAAACGGGAAGATACCTTGCCATTTTACCATTACCACGAGCCACTGATTTATGAACCGAGATAAACTTGGTAACTTCATCCGGGCAGTAATGGTTTGTCTCGCTCTGAAATTCATCAAACAGCATTTTGGAAGTATCGCTGAACAGGTGCGACAGCTTTTTGATAACATCCGCGCCGTTCAAAGCTACGGCATATCCGCAATGCTGTGGCTGGCTACCTTCTTTATTCTCTTGGAGGTACAAGTCGTGGTATTTACCCTTGTACCGTTTCACGCTCTCCATGCTGTAATTAGGGAAGAACAGCTTGTTAATATCTTTGAAGAACTTTTCTGCACAACTGTCCAACTCATAATCAAAGCGATAAAGTAGCATGAACTTTTCACCGCGCTTAAGGAAACCATTGACGCAAAGGCGATTGAAATATGTGGTCTTACCCGCGCTTCGATTGCTGGTGCATATGTAAATCTCTGGTTTGTTCCCGTTAATGTCCAGCAATGAAAGCAGCTTTGTACCATCGTAGAATCTAGGCATAATAACAACTCCAATATTTTGATACTTTATTATATCACACTTGACAGAGTATGTCAATTGGTATATAATTAATAGTAGGAAATATAGTGCGGAAGGGGGTGAGATGGTGAAGTATTTTCCGGTCTTAGTCTCTTTCTGTTTTATTGCTTTCGATGTTCTTACTGGCTGGTTAAAGGCGCTGGCTACTGGCTCCACTAATAGCTCAATTATGCGGCAAGGATTGTTCCACAAGGTTGGCGAACTTCTGGCAATAGTTTTCGGCTACGGGTGCGAGTATGCTTTCCCATATGTTGGTGTTAATATTGGACTTCCAGTAGCTGGCGCTATTTGCACTTATATCGTGCTTATGGAGACAGCAAGTATCGTTGAAAACCTGTCGAGAATTTCACCTAAACTTGCAAGCGCACTTGACAAATTCTTTGACACCAACAAACTGAACGGAGTTGATGGAAAACATGTCAAAACAAAAGACGAATCAGCAAATAGCGATGGAAGTGATACAGGGGAAATGGGGAAATGATGAAGATAGAAAAAGACGGTTGTGGGAGGCAGGATATAGCTATGACGCAGTACAAAGCATTGTTAACGCGATTATGGCTGGAAAGACTGTCTACGCCGAAGAAGAACCCGAAGTACCCGAGGTTGAAATCACAGGAACGGAAACAATGAAGATTGAAATTGACCTTGCAAAGTACAACAGCATTGAAGTGAAATTTGTGTATGGCGGTGATGAATAATGCCGATACCGGAAGCCAAATGGAATTGCAAACGATTATATGGATATTCCAGAACTGACCTGGAGGCACAGCAAAACGCAGTTATGTGCTGGGCTGTATTAGCGGCGGAGGGATGGACGCTAAATGCTGTTTGCGGTTTATGGGGAAATGTTGAAGCTGAAAGCGGGTTTAATCCTTGGCGTTGGCAAGGTGATTATGCTGTTGGGGAAGCGGCAATTCTCAGAAGCGATAGCCCCCTTATCGACGTACAATCGGCCCACGCATATGGTTTGTGTCAATGGGACCCGGCAGGAAAATATATTCATGGCGGCGGCAACGAGTACCCGGGTTTTGGCCCTAATTACTCTGACAGGCAAGGCAGTTTGTATGACGGAACTGCTCAACTATTATTCCTAAACTCTGAGGCTGACTATATCCCTACTGGCTCCTACCCTATTTCTTACTATGATTATAAGCATTCAATAGCAGACCCTAGGGAACTGGGAAAGGCTTGGTTGCTTAACTTTGAACGGCCTTACGATCAAGGCGAGGGAGCGCAGAATCTAAGAGCATCAAATGCACTATGGTGGTGGAATTTCTTATCACCAGAAACTCCAATATCGCCATCTGACCCAATTGAGCCTATTGCACCACCAGCGCCGCCACCGCTTCCACCCCAGCCGTGGGAAGCTAAGAAATCTAAATTCATTTTCTATCTAAAACCATACTGGAAAAGAGGTTTGTAATATGCCTATTATCACAACTGATGAATTTATGAACAGGATTCGTACCCTTGTTGGTGACGATACATCCGATGAAACCCTAGCAACCATTCAAGATTTCTCCGACACGCTTAATTCTTTCGGTGATAGCACTAATGAGATTGCCCGACTCAATCGTGAAATCACAGAACAGGATGAAGCGTGGCGTAAGAAATATCGGGACGCTTTCTTCCACGGGCCGGAAGAATCTGACCCTGATTACCCTCCCGATAACGGCCCAAAGAAACTAACATTTGAATCCCTATTTACTACAAAGGAGTGAAAAACAAATGCCTTATAGAGTGGCACAGACTACGCTTAATGCTAGTACCATTGACATTCTGAACGTAATCCGCCAGAATGCAAGTCAGGAGTACCAGTCCCTTGTTCCCGAAGTTACCCGCGAACTGGACATTCCCAAGGTGGGCGAAGCCATTTTTGGTACGCCCGGCCTGTCCAACCAGTTTATCAACGCTCTGGTCAACCGTATCGCGCTTGTGGCTGTCAAGGCGGCTACCTTCAACAATCCTTATGAGCCTCTTAAGAAGGGCTATCTGTACTTCGGTGAGACTGTCGAGGAAATCTTTGTTGACATTGTAAAGCCTCTTGAGTATTCTGCTGAAAAGGCGGCTGGTCGTGAACTGAAACGCTATATGCCTAATGTTCGGTCTGCGTTCCATGTCATGAACTGGCGCGTGATGTACCCTGTCACGATCCAGGACGCTGATCTTAAGCGTGCTTTCCTTAGCATTGATGGTGTGCGCGACCTTATCGCCCGCATTGTTGACAGCATTTACACCGCCGCAAAGTACGACGAGTTTCTGCTGTTCAAGTACCTGCTTATCAAGGCTATCAGCCGTGGCCAGCTTAAGCCCGTGGCGTTCGATGCTTCCAGCGAAACCGAGGGTGCTGTCGCGTTCCGTGGTACTTCCAATAAGATGGAATTTCTGCGCTCTGATTACAACGCCGCTGGTGTGAAGAATAATACGCCGAAGTCTCGGCAGTATATCTTCATGGACGCAGACTACAATGCTTCCTTCGACGTGGAAGTGCTGGCCCATGCGTTCAACATGGATAAGGCCAACTTCATGGGCAATCTGATGCTCATTGACGACTGGACTGAGTTTGACAATGAGCGGTTCGATGTTATCCGCGAAAATAGTGACGGTATTGAGGAAGTTACCGCCGCTGAACTTGCGCTTCTTGCAGATGTGAAAGCCGTCCTTGTTGACGGGGATTGGTTCCAAGTGTACGACAATGAAACCCAGTTTACTGAGAAATATGTGGCTAGTGGTTTGTATTGGAACTATTTCTACCACCAGTGGAAAACTGTTAGTAGCTCTCCCTTTGCAAATGCTGTTGTGTTCGTGGATGATGGTGCTACCATTACCGCTCCTGATACGATTGCCTACACCGTGGCTAGTGTTTCTAATAGCGATATTGCCAAGGTTATCACCGTTGAACCTGCTGATGTTGATACCCTTGCGAACACCAATGTCCTGTTTGAGCAGACCGAGGCTCTGACTACCGCTGGTATCGCTGTGCAGAAGTTCGGTGCGTTCCTCATTCCTGCCGATTCCGAGGTCACTAGTATCGCTGTTGTTGCTACCGTGAATGGTGTGCAGTACACCGGTACTCTTTCTGCTAGTGCCGCTGTTGGTGCGGCGCTTACTCTGACTAAGCAGGAGTAATTTTACCGTAGGGGTGGATAGAAATATTCACCCCTTTTGAAGAAAGGGTGATTTGTTTGGCATACATTGAGCCGAATACTGACCTTGTGTTGTGTGAAAATGTGCCGCTTGATCCGACTTATGAGCATACTTGGTGGTTCCCCGCTGATAATACGGGCCCGGGTATTCAGTACGCAAAGGTTGCCGGGTATAGCAGAACAGGCTTGCAGTTTACTAGGCAGAGTTATCAGAGGAAAGACAGAGGCGTTATTAAGGTTGAATCTCCGATTGAGAATTTGATCTATTGTAACTACATGGCTTTTAAGAACTCTGCATTTGAAAACAAGTGGTTTTATGCTTTTATTACTAAGGTCGAGTACATTAATAATATCACTACCGCTGTGTACTATTCTATTGATGTTCTTATGACTTGGTATTTTGACTACACTTTTGATACTTGCTGGATTGACAGACAGCATAGCACTACGGACGTTGCTGGTGACAATCTTATTGAAGAAGGGCTTGAAACTGGCGAGTACATTTTTGCGTCTGCTGAGCGTTGGCCTAGCTTGGATAACCCTAAGATTCTAGTTGCTACAACTTATCTGCAAGATGGAAGTTACTCTCCTGCTAATGGTAAGTATTGGGGAAAAATCTTTTCTGGTTGCGATATTAGAGACTATGACGCAAATAACCTTATATCATTTCTATCTGATATTACAAGAGACGCAAAGTCTGATGGTATAATCTCTATCTATATGTGCCCTAGTTTATTTTGGAGCCAAACGGGTTCCGATGGTAGCGGGCTTTCTGGCGATTCCAAAAGCGTAAATAGGCCGACTGCAATAGATGGATATACCCCTAGAAATAAAAAACTATTTACTTACCCTTACTGCTTTTCCTATGTTTCTAATGACAGCGGAAACGGGGCCGTGTTTCCCTTTGAATATTTCACAAATAAAACTAGAGCAGATTTCACAATTAAGGGAACTTGTATGCCGCCTGTATCTGGAATTATCTATCCTAATAATTACAAGGGTGTGCTGTCAAATGAAGATGAAAAAATAACTATATCTGGCTACCCTCTTTGTAGTTTTAGTATTGACGCATTTAGGGCGTGGCTTGCTCAAAATACTGGCGCTCTAGTAGCACAAGGCGCCCCTCTTGTTGTCGATGCTGTTGGTGCAGCAATAAACGGTATTAGGGCTGGCGTTCGTACAGCGGCAGTTGATGCGGCTATCGGTGGTGCTACTGGTGGCGTAGGACTTATACCTATGACAGCCCTTGAGACGGTCAGCGGTGGCTCTATTACAGCAAATCCGCTAAGGGCTGGGCTGAACGCATTTAACAATAGTTTGTCTGACGATTGGTTCCAAAATGCTCTGGGGATGCTTGGTTCTATTCGTGACCACTATGTTAAGCCTCCACAAGCTGGCGGCACGCTTGCTGGTAGTGTAGAGTTTGGTGCTGGTATAAAAAATTTCCTTATTTCTTCAAAGACTATAAGAGCGCAGTTTGCTAGAATTATTGATTCATTCTTTGACAAGTATGGGTACGCACAGCATACACTTGCTAGGCCGAACGTGCAAGCAAGACCGTGTTGGACTTATATTAAAACTGCTGGTTGTACAATTAATGGTTCTGTTCCCGCTGATGATACTAAGATTATCGAAGCTATTCACGATAAGGGTATCACTTATTGGCGGCACAATGTAAACTTTCTTGACTATTCACAGAATAACCAAGTGTAAGGGGTGAGAAAATGGCAAGAAACAAGAGTAGACCTGTTGCTTCATTGAATCAAAAAATGTTCAACAATGAGCTTAGAGAGGAAACCGTTTCTTTTCTCAAATACTATGAACATCTTGCAGAACTGTCTATGGTAATGTTTGAATGGAAGAACTTGCCTAAGACCATTGATGAAAGATACCTAGAAAGGGCATTGTTTAGGAATGGTAATGCGCTATTCTTCTATGATGATGTTATGGGCTGTCTCTGCTTGCGGTGCGCTTTGGCTGGGCCTTTTGATGTGTATGATATTCCTACTAGGCGGCGCGCATATGCGGCGAATGGGTATAGCCAAGAAAGAGACGAAACTAATAGCATTATTATCTGGAATAATTATCTTCACACTAATAGTATGCTGGCTGTTCGTGACTATGCATCTAGGCTTTCCGATCTGGAACAGAGCATTGATGTAAATTGCAAGGCTCAAAAAACCCCTGTTATGATTCTGTGTGATGAAAATGAACGGTTGACAATGCAGAATCTTTACAGAAATTTTGAGGGCAACTGGCCTTTCATCTTTGGTGCAAAAGACTTGTACAAAGATGGAATTAAAGCCTTGTCTACTGGCGCTCCGTTCGTTGCTGATAAGATGTATCAGATTAAGATGCAGATTTGGAATGAGGCACTTACTGATTTGGGTATCAGCAATGTATCTTACCAGAAGAAAGAGCGTCTTGTTAGTGATGAAGTTGTCCGTAACATGGGCGGCACTATCGCTAGTCGATATAGTCGGCTTGAAATGCGGAAAATTGCGTGTGAGCAAATCAATGAAATGTTCAAGGATAAGCTGGAAAAGCCTATTGAAGTCGAATACCGTGAAGATTTCCGACAGACCGACGATGAAAATATGATTCGAACTGAGAGCGAGGACGAGGACAAAGAGGCAACTCCGATGGTTGTCGATCTTAGAACTAAGTAGGTGAGAATATGAGCCATTGGACTACCGAAGTTAGGTTTATCTGTGAAACGGCTCTGGAGAATGAAGAATCCCTTCCGGGCGGGGATGTTGAGGCCGTTTGCAATGCCGCATGGACAG